GGAAGGGGAAAATTTGTCTGGGTAACTTTAGGGCCAAATAACTTATTACGTACTCCTCTTAAACCTTTTCTAAGCCAATGCTGTTTACCCATATTCTTCCAACCCCTTCCCAGGTTCTTGGCAGTTTGATACGTGCCAGATCCTATTCCAAATCCTAAAATAGATACCCAGTGTCGTGTAAAGAATCCAAAAAACGAATCTATTGCTTTTCCATTATTTCTCAACCATTTTAAAGCAGGACTTGCTATAAGTCCTAGAGTAAGGAAAGTAAGTAGACTTCCAATCTTAGACATCAAACCCATTACAGGTTTTTTAACTGACGCAACTATACCCTTACCTGCCTTCTCCAGAGTAGAAGAACCCTCTACACTTTTCTCTGCTGCCTCTCTTTTAGTATCTCGTTTTTTCTTTCTTGCTTTTTTTATTGCTTCTCTTTCTTTCGTTATACGATCAGCAAAGTCTAATGACATTGCATTTCCTATATCATTAAGAATAGTAGTTGTTTCTTGTAATGAACTTTGTATCTCTGATTGACTTTGTATTATATTATTAGTCGTTTCTTGTAACTCTGTAATATAATTATTCTGCTCATTTTGAACTTTCTCCTGAATAGTCTGCTGTATTTGCTGATTATTCTTTATTATATTATTCCGATTTTGATTTGTACTTCTTTGAATTCTATCAACTCTGGATGTTAAAGATTGAAAGGACTTTTGAAGATTGCTTATCATCTTAGCAATATTCTGTCCCGAACCTGTGGCAGCACGACCAGAAGACCTACCTATCTTAGGTGCTTGATATAAAGGTTGTTCCCCTAATCCACTCTCTTCTCTAGCTGGAATAGAAGAAACATTTAACCTACTCATCTGAGGTATATTTGGTTGGCTCCCTATTGCCTTTGGAACACTTCCAAACTTAATCTCAGGTATATCTGCTACTTTAATTTTTGATGCAGTAAGTTTTGGGCCACCAGAAGCAAACACTGAACTTTTCATCAGTGTCTTCTTTAAAGATGCTTGTTGTGTATTTAAGTTAATAATCGCCACTCTGTTGCTGCTTTAGATTTTCCTCTTCAATATATTGTTGGAGAAGTGAGATGTATATTTCTCTTTCCCACGGTATCATATTTTCAAGTTCTGTTAAGCTATATTTATGGTGTTGCATAAGAGCAAAGTTTGTCCGATAATAGTTCTCTAGACTCTCGTGAGCTAGAGCTAACTGAAAAAAGACGCTAAACCCTCCAATACAACTTCACTCTCAACTTCAGTCTCTGGATTTTTTACTTTAATCTTATGAGATAGTTTAGGCATTGTATCAAAAAATGTTTCAATCTCCTTGAACTGTTTAGAATTCATTTGTTCAACAAAATCTTTAAGTTCCTTCTTGGTGCATTCAGAAGCATCCCAAGATTCTTCTTCATTATATACTTGACCAATACAAGAAATAATCACATCTAATGATTTTTCAAGGTCACTATCCACTCCTGCTAGTTCAAAGTTACTTTCAATAAACTGAGTCAATGAAGGATAGTTCATCTGAATAGATAACTTATCATCCAGTTTTATAATATTGGTGTGTTTATCATTCTTTTGAACTTTTATAGAATCAATATCTATTTGCAAAGGAACTTGAGTTACACCATCATCAGGACAAGTAATATTTACATCAACTGTTTCACCAACAGACTTAGCACGAACATTCAAAAACAAATATTCAATATCAAATGTTGCTAGTTTCTCAATCTTAATGCCTCTAGTCAAAATACAGTTACTAATGACAGTTTTAATAGCATTTGTAATCTGTTTGTTATCTTCTGATTCCAATGCAATAACTAGAATCTTCTCCTCTTTGACTAAAAAAGGTCTATACTTAACCTTCCTTCCACTTGAAGGTAATGTTAACTCATATGTAGGGGCAGAAATCTTAGGTAAGGGCATAATGTTTTCAAACTTCAGTAAGGTTATTTATTAAGTATCTAAATACTTTATAATATAAAGATAATACTAGGTATTTAGATGGCATCGGCAATACAAAATTTTAAAATGGGTATCCTTAATAGGATGGATATTACCCAATTATCTTTAAGTAATCAGTATCAAGTAACTATAAGTGGATTCACAGGTGCTCTTCAAGGATATTTAAGTTCCAAATACAACCTACCTTCAAGATATTCATCAGGTAGTAGTATAGGCATTATGTGTTCAGATGCTCTATTGCCAGGGAGTTCATTTGCAACCTTGGAAATTACTGATAACTACCAAGGAATTAAACAACAGGTTCCACACTTCCGTAACTATATAGACACTGAATTTTCATTTTATGTTGACGTAAAACACAACAGTCTTAAATTCTTTGAAGGATGGATGGATTATATTGCTGGAGATAGTGATCCGCAGGGAAGAGCAAAAGATGAAGGGTATTATAGAAGATTTAATTATCCTATGGACTCTCAAGGAAAAGTAGGTTATAAATGTAATACTTTATCTATTGTTAAATTTGATAAGAATGGTCAGAATCTTTTGGGATATGAGTTTATTAATGCCTTTCCCAAAGCATTAAATACAAGTGCCGTTTCCTATGGTCAAGCAGATGTAATGAAAGTAACCGTTCAGTTTGCTTATGATCGTTACATAGCGATTTCTGCAACAGGTGCTAAAAATAATCAAAGAGGTAGTGTAAGAGGATCTGGTACTAAAGAGGATCCTTGGATAAGACCAGCAATACGAGTAAGTGATGGCAACTAAAAAAGGTTATTATAGACCCAAGAACCCTAAAAAGTATAAGGGGGACTATAAGAATATCTTTTTTAGATCTAGTTGGGAAGAAAAGTTTATGAAGTATTGTGATACCAAGCAATACATTTTGGAATGGGGTTCAGAAGAATATGTCATACCTTATAGAGATCCAACATCAGGAAAGGTACGTCGTTATTTTCCCGACTTTTATATCAAAGTGAAAGAATCTAATGGTAAGATTAAAAAATACATTATTGAAATCAAACCTGCAAGACAAACCAAAGAACCCAAAATACAAAAGAAAAAAACTAGAGGGTATATTTACGAAGTCTACACTTATGCAAAGAACCAAGCAAAGTGGGAAGCAGCAAAAGACTTCTGTGACAATAGATTATGGGAATTTAAAATCTTAACGGAGAGAGAACTTGGCATTTCCAACTGATGATAACGAAAATAGAATCCGTGGAGTTGTTGATAGTCTAACAGGTCTTCAAAGTGCTGATGATTTAATGCTAGAACTTTTAGATCGTCTACAAGAAGGTAATAAGGTACCTGAAGTTGGAAAGATATATGCATTCATCTATCAACCAAAAACTCCTAATATTCAATATGATCAAAATCCTTTAGTTGCTGTTACGGATATATTCAAATGGGGATTCCGTGGTCTTAACTATCATTGGGGCCAAATGCGTCAATATACGTGGAATGAGATTGCTGGTGGCATCTATGAAATATATCCTGAAGAACTTTCAGATGCAATTGAAATACCTTTTGGTAATATTCGTCTAAATAACTAAATAAGAAATAATATCTCCTAGATATATGTCAAGAGATCAAGTAGGTGCAGATTCAAGAGAAGGTTATAGAAACCAGTCGTGGGATCATTGGGGATGGATACCTGATGATTGGAGTCGTAATGAAGGCGATATAATGGTCAAGGATCCAGACCATCCTGACAGACAGATATCTAAAAAAGACCTGAAAATAAAGAAAGCAGCAGAGAATCAACAGAAAAGAGATGCTGCAGCAAAAAGGAAAGCAAAAAAAGGAGCCAATGAGCATTTGCCTGGAGATTTGAGATATCCTTATACTACAATGGAAGAAGGTTATGATCATATCAAGTTTCAAATATTTACATATAAAAGAGCTGGAAATGTAACTAGAGATGCCAAGAAGTTAAAAAAAGATAGACTTGGCCAAATCTTATTACCAATGCCTAAAGATATTAAAGACACCAATAAGGCAAACTATGGTCAAGATGGTACCATGAACTTCCTTCAGGAAATAGGACTTAGTGCTGCACAATCCATCACTAAAGAAGGAGATGTAGAAGGTGCTATTGATACAGTAAAAAGTGGTTTCAAGACAGCAATCGGATCTGAAGGATTTTCCAATATAGAAAATGGTGGAGATCTAATTGCCAATAGATTAGCAATGTCAGCAGTTAATGCCTTTGGTGGTAATATGACATTCGCACAAGTTATGGCAAGAAGTGAAGGTGCTGTACTAAATCCTAACCAAGAGTTATTATTCTCTGGTCCTACACTTCGTAACTTTTCTTTTCTCTTTCAGTTTATTCCACGTCATCAAAAAGAAGCACAAGTTGTAAAAACCATTATTAAAGCATTTAAGAGAAATATGGCACCTAAAGGTGCAGGTGGTAACTTCTTAAAGACACCTAACATCTTTGAGATTACATATGAAGGAGACGCTAAAGAATATTTGAATCGAATCAAAGTTTGTGCTCTGACAAATGTAGCTACCGATTATTCAGCAGGACTCAATTCATGGTCAACTTATAGTGATGGTGCTCCTGTCTCAATGAGTATTGCTCTTTCATTTACTGAGTTGTTACCAATATTCAATGAAGATTATGAAGATTATGAAACAGGAAAAGATGGAGTAGGTTACTAATGGGTTATTTTAGAGAGTTACCAGATGTAGAGTATCAGAATTTTCTGTCTTCATCAATATCATCACAAAGTTATTTGACGGTTAAAAACTTATTCAGAAGAAATAAGTTACGTGATGATCTTCAAAATTCTTTCACAGTTTTTGATAAGTATGAAATCGTAGAAGGTGCCCGTCCAGATACTGTTGCTGAAGAGTTTTATGGTGATTCAGAATTAGACTGGGTTGTCTTATTAACAGCAGGTATTCTTAATGTCAGAGATGAATGGCCTTTAGATGATAGAGATCTTTATGATTATTGTTATGAAGTTCATGGAGATAAACTTAACTCTGTCAGATATTATGAGACTACAGAAGTCAAAGATTCTCAAGATCGTCTAATCCTTCCTGCAGGTAAACGAGTGAATGGAGATTTTGAAATATACAAACCAGATCAAAGTAACGAAGTATCCACAAAAATAAACCCAGTTAAAGGTGTCTCTAACTGGGAATATGAAGCTATAAGAAATCAAAATAAAAGAAGCATCTATCTCTTAAGAAGAGAATATCTTCAACAGTTCTTAAATGATATGAGAGATATAATGGTGTATCAACGGTCTTTAGGTCGTATCAATGATAGGTTAGTAAAGACCGAGAATACAAGAGTCTCTATGCCTCTTTAAGTCTACTCATTTGCAAGAGCAGCAAAATATTGGAGAGTATCATCTTCCGCAAAGTCTTCCTTTGAAGTACTGGATGTTGTAAGTTGTTCCTCTACGTTAGATGTAGCAACATTACTTGTCTCTTCCTCATTCGCAACTTCTTCATCTAGTCTCTTCGCAGGTGCGGTAGATCCTAGTACATATGTAAGACGCTTCTTCAAGTCCTCATATGCCTTAAACTGGTCTGCTCCTACAAAGTCTTGTAAGGAATACTCCTTCTTCCATAGGGCTTCGAGTGCCTCATCGTCATCGTATAAAGGGCTCGTCTGCGCGATCTCGGAGCTGTCATAGTTTCTGTAGCCAGCAACGTTCTTTGCCTTCAACTTGAAGTTAGCTCCTTGCCATAGATCAAATGGATCAATAG